TAAGAGTTCCCGTACATCGGGTATCCGTTGCTCCTACCGCCATTCATGCCATTTCTGGAATCAGCATAAGCATAGGGATAGCGAGGAGGAAGCTCAGTAAGAGCCCAACCCTTCTGAGAATATCCACTATCCTCGTTCTATCCATACTTAATACCGTCATCCTCGAAATGACGAATCTTGTGCATGAGGCAAATCGCATCAAGACTCGCTTTGATTTCTTCGCGGGAAAGAGAATCCTTCTTATTAAGGGTCTGGATCTCTTTACCAACCTTGTCGTACCCTAGGATATGTATTTATACAAACATCTGGCCAGTAATGTTGTATACTTAGTAATTCTTCCCGATCATACGATTCGCCATTTGACGAAGCTGTTCGAACTGAGACGCGCTCATCCGACCGGAATTGATAAGTTGCTGAACAGTTTGGTAGGGAGAATTTCGAACATTGGCATCGAGCCCCTGAAGGCATTGTCCACCAAACATTCGCCCCACACAGCGTTGGATGATGGCATGTCTTTCATCTTATAACCTTGTAAAGAGATTCGAGCGTAAGTTCTGTCCCAGTCTTCGTCTAAAAGTTTAGAGACTGCTCTGATAACACAGTCTCCAACGATTAGCTTATTAGGATTTGGATTGTAGAATCGAAACACCACATAAATCGCCTCATTCTACGTAGTAATTGCTGTACTCGTCGACAGCGTAAATCATACGGACTTCGTATTCTTTGATCTGCCCATTGATAGCGTCAACTAAAACGCTGCTAGTAGGAGGATCGAAGAGCATTCTAACTCGGAGAGCAACATAAGACTTACACATCTCGATGAGGCCGTCATCAATGAAGTCAGACCATTCAGCAGAGTCATCCTCTATTTTGAACGGCTGCGAAGTATCGTTGCCGACGCCCAGCTGCCAAAGAGTGAAGAATGCTGTGTTGATTGCGAAGATGATGTCATCGTCGAAAACCGTGTAATCTTCTGTGATTCCGAGAATCTTTTTAATTGAGGTAAGGATGCTTTCCATTTAATCACCTCTTAAACATCAGCTAATGTACGATTAGCGCGAATCATCTTTTGTGCAAGATCCTTAGCCTCAGTTTCATCAAATCCAAGGTCTTCTAAACGAGCAATAGTCATTTCTTTTCCACCAAGATTAATGAAATTATTTAAATACTTTCGACCGCTGGACGAATAAACGAGAGCCCAATCGCCAGAGTCATTAAAATTCTTTTTTGGTTTCCTTTTCCAAAGATCATTACTTAAGGCATCATACTTATCATCATCTATTTTGCCAGATTCAAGTTGTTTATTAATGCCAGCCCACTCTTTCATCCACGACTTGTATTCTTCAGAATTAGCATACTCTTGTCTTTTTCGCTCGTGTTCTTCACTTAAAGCTTTTGAATGTGGACCAATCTGTTTATCATGCGCCCAGCGATTACTCGAACCATACTGGGCTGCACGATTTTTACGAATTACTTTTTTCAGTCCCTTGTAGGTTTCTTCGCCTGACAACCGAGAATATCTCCTCTTTCCAGCATCCGTCAGCGTCCCATCAGGATTCTGATACCGACGTATGCCCCATTTCATTCCAAGAACACCATAATGCCAAAGTTCATTAGGATAAGGTTCTCTCATTTTAACTACACCTCCACGGGCAAGTATCATTTGGTCGCCTTTCAATCGGTAGTCGATTCGGGGCGGCGCCGTGCCCGTAGTGTATGAATTTGTGTGTATCAGATCCGACAAAGATTACGTTGTTCGGGTCAAATACACAGGATCGACGATTGACGATGTCAGCTTTAGTTATTGGGTTGAGATGATGTATAGTTCCGTACTTGAGGATCTCAAAACCCGGGAGCGCAAACTCACAGCCGTTGTCTCGAAGAATAATCTCGCGTCTGAATCTGCGCCATTCGTCAGACTGGTAGAAACTCTGATTAATCCATCGATCGTAACCGAATGTTTCGTCTCCGACTAAGCCGTGAAGATCACAGTAATCGAAACGTTCTTCGTAAGTTGGAAGAGAGATGAGTTCTTCATATGTTCTAATCATAGTACTCATCCTCATCATCTCTATGACCCTGATAACGCAGAAGAGCTGCGAAGCCATCCTTGATAAGCTCCTCAGTTCTCTTCTGAGATTCGAGGGCTTCGGTCTTGGCTCTGCGGAGTTTGGCGTCTTCTTCTAATATCTGTTTCTCAAGTTTCGCTTTTGTGGAACCCATCTTTAAAAAGTGAGTTGTCTCCTGCGAGGTGGCAGTCCCATCTCGTAGACGTTGTTCAACCAAGTCGTATGCCAAAGCAATGAGCTGATTCTCTCTCGATTCCGGGGTTAATCGCTTGCCATCAGCAGGAGTATTTGGTATAGATACCGTTTTGCTTTTAGGCACACGCTTCACCTCTATTCCTATGTACCTAGTTTGTATGTAGTTTTAATGTTTATTAAATATCTCCAGAAGAGTTTTACAAAACTTCTTATAAAAGCACAGACACTTTCCGGTCAGTTTTGGAAGCGAACGAAACAACCAAAACCTAGAATATAGAAAGAAAGGAGGTGAAACCCAAAAGCACAAGAACGGTCAGAAAGGAGAAACCTGCCATGGAGGTCAGATGGCAGCCGAAAAGCTCTGCGCTTGTATAAAAAGTTTTCAAAAATATCCCTCCGGAGAAATTTTTAAGAGGGCCGCGATGCGGAGGGGGTGGGTGTTTTTGAGACCCCTCCCCCTGGTGGCCCGGTTTCATCATCCCTTGCCTCAATCCACGTCATTCATGCTCTTTTTAAAGCTTAAAAACGTGAAATTGAAGCAAAGAAATGATGAAATTAGGCAAATTTTAAACTAAATTGTCGCTTTTACGACTTTTCATTCGCTTTTTGATTCATTTCGCTTAACTTTCTTGTACAAACCAGTCAAATTAAGCTTACAAATCTCGTCAATTGTGTCTTCTAACAATGCGTCGGCAACTGCCGGAGCCATTTCAGCTGTCCACGGTGCAACACGAGCCAAATATTCGGAGGTGTAATAACCCATCTGCACTGTGTCATACGCATACCACTGATCCCACTGTGTAAACGGATCATAGGGATTATCGATCGTCGTAAGTCGAACGTTTGCCATGAGTTATTCCTCCTTTCAAAGATTGTTACGAAGTGTGGATTCGCTCACACCGACAGCATCTGCAACATCGGCCCACGTATAACCAGCGTTCAACATCGACTTTGCTCTAGCAAGCTTGGCACTAGATACTGTACGAGTCTCCTTTGGAGTAGTACGGGCCAGTACTTCCTCAGTATCCATGAAGGTGAGTATCTTACGGGTCTTCTCTGCTGACAGAGCGCCGGCCACGATGGCCTCCCATTCCCTATCTGTAGTCTTGATGACCCTCTTGTCCCTGGATAGGGCTCCCGCCTTCTTACGGGTGGCCTTGATGACCTGGTCCCGATACTTCTTCATGGTCTCATCTTTTTCCTTCTTGGAGAGACCGGTCAGAGACTTCTCATAGTTCTTGATCTGTTTGGATGCGGCGGCCTGGGCCAGTCGTTCATAGGGGGCGTTCATCTCCGCAAGTCGGAGCTTATCCCCAAGACTCTTAACCTCATCCGCATATAGTTCAGCAGCATCCCGGTTCAATTTACCGTTAGGGGTCTTGGCGTACTCCTTACGCACCTCATTGGCCAGGGCCTTGAGTCGATTGGCATGGTCGGCGTATACCCTCTCTATCTGATATGGTGTTGGATTACCCTCGCTGTCTCTGGACACAAGTTCATAAGCGTCCTTAGCCTCCGCCATCTTAGTGGAGGACTCTGTACGGACCTTGGGCTTTCCGTTCTTATCGGTATAGTTGGCATCCTTGGCAGTATAGTATGTGATCTCTCCAGTATCGGGGTCAATATGATACCGTTCCGAACGCATGGGGACACGCTCTTCGCTCTTTGCTCGGGATATAATTGTAGAAGCGCCCTTATTGGCACCGCCCTGATACTTCTCTTTCAGCTGAGCAATCTGCTGTTGTTCGTAAGACAGCTTCCAGTTCAGGTTGTGTTTCTCTGCGTCAATAACAACCTGAGCATGCTTCTCCGCTCGAACTAGTTCAGCCTCGCTAGCGCCCTTAATGGTCA